TTACACGCCCATTTAACCGCTTCTTCTGCTGGTAACCCCATACGCATACACACTTCGGCGGCCATAGCCCCGCTACCGATAGCCATAAAAGTCCTAACCCTTTCCCATTCAAGGTCATCCCCGCATGAGAAAAGGCCTTCTTTAGTCATTTTTAAAAAAGAGCTGTCGGATTTTAATTTTGGCTTTGTTTTGTTTTTCTTATTTAGGTAGTCCAGCACTTTTTCAGCATCGCAGTAATTACCCGCAACCCCCAGCCAGCCGCCGTCTATAGCAAATATCTTGTCTTCAAAATATTTAATACCAGCATCGCTGTCTGTAAACTGGCTGTCCGCAACCAGTATTTTATTATTCCAGTCACCCACAATAGTAGTCATTTTGTCGCCAATAAGTAGAGACCTACATTAGAAAAAGCATATCCGCTATATACCACCGCCATAGCCAAGTTACCTTTTACGCCCTGTTCACAGGCGATGTATCCGTATATTAGCCCAGTCACTATGATAAGCCAGGAGCTCATTGGGTTCCTTTCGTTTTTTGAAGTATACCGATTTTACTAAAATAATTGCACAAATCGTAAAATAGTGTAGAATTACAACAACTGGGTGATGACCGTACTTGACTGCCCCAGCAGACGATGCAACGATTTGTACGGTTAACTTTTGCATAGGAAATATATCATGGCACGTTCCACCTTTGAAGGGCCGGTTTTATCTGGCGACAAGCGTTTTGGCCCATTCCGTAACGTAGGTTACACACAGCTAGTACAAAATGCTGATTTGGACCTTTCTAATAACGTAGTAGCTACCGCTACTTATTCTGGCGCTTCTGGTCAGTTTGTTAACTCTAATGGCATTCCTAACTCGAATGCTACTATTTACCAGCCTTCAGCTTCTGTTTATCCATCTGTGGTTCAGACTATCCCTGCTGATAGCGCAACTAACATCTACCGTGGTGTGGCATTTTATGTGCCTACTGGCGCTGATTTAGATAACATTTATGTTGACGTTTTAGCTACTACAGGCGTTGCTGGTGGTTCTGCAGCCCTTACTTCTACTACTGTTTATGTTTCTAATAACTACACAGCAGCAGCTGGTACCCCAACATATTTTGCTACTGGTGCTATCTCTGCCATAGGTCGTCAATCTTTGGCTACTTTTACAGCTACTCAGATGGCTAACCAAACAGCTACTACTACTGACATTTTACAAGCTGGCGCACCAAACGTGTCTCAAATTATTGTAACTATTGCTATTGTTGGTACAGCTTTGGATACACGTACTTCTTTGACAGGTAAAATTAACTTTACCCTTCAGTACAGCCAGCCTGACAATAGCATCGGTACACAAACTGTTTACCCATATGGTAACTTTGAATAATTAATCCCGGGGGGTTTCGGCCCCCTTTTTTAAAATTTAGGAGATTAATTATGACAATGCAATATGACGTAAAAGCCTCGCACCTTAGCGGTACAGGCCTTATGGTTTCGGGGCGTGTTCGCCTTAAAAACCTTATATATCTAGGAACAGGCACCGCTGGTAGTATTGACGTTTTTGACACAACAACAGCTCCTGTAACTACAGGTACGTACGCTCGTTCTGGATACACAGTAACAGTTACACAAACAGCCCATGGTTTAGTATCAGGCCAAAATATCGGTATTACTTTTTCTGCGGCTACTGGAGTTTCTGCTACTGCCGGTAATTATGTAGTTACCGTTTTAACTTCAAGCACTTTTACCATTACAGATATTAATACTGGTACTATTGCCGGCGGTACAGCTTGTATATACTCAACTGGTAAATGGATGGGTGGATACAATACAACTACTGGTGTGCAGCCGTTTCAAGTTATTGTTCCTGGGGAAGGTATTTTAGCCCAGAATGGTATTTATGCTGTTGTTACCAACATAGTGTTTCAAACAGTTACATATGGCTAGCCTAATACGCAAGACAACCAAAGGAAAAGGTAGAAATTACCTTAGTACAAAAGAAGGCGCTGGTATGACAGCAGCTGGACGGAAAGCGTATAATGCAGCTACAGGTAGTAATTTAAAGGCTCCACAGCCTGAAGGCGGGGCTAGGAAGAAGTCATTCTGCGCTCGTATGTCTGGTATGCCCGGACCAATGAAAGACGAAAAAGGTCGCCCTACTCGTAAGGCAGCTAGTTTAAAACGATGGGCTTGTAAATGAACGCTATGGACCCAATTACAACAGCTAGAGAACTGGCTACTCATGCCAATGATATTCAACACCTACAGGCGGATATGGATAAGATGGTCGATGAGATGAAGCAAATCAAAGAAGCCGTTCAGGCTATCCAAAAGACGCTTGCAGAAGCTCATGGTGGTTGGAGGTTGTTACTTGGTGTAGGAGGCGCTGCAGCTTTAATTGGCGCTATTATGGCAAACTTGTTTCAAGGATTTTGGAGTAAATAATGGCTAAAAATGGATATGACCAAACCTACGAAGATGACCGTAGAGAGAATAAAGAAACAGCGGATTTGCTTCCCCGTGCTGGCCGCGCTATAGTAAAGCTGGCAAAAACTAAAGCACCCGAAGGGTCTACACCTACACCAGAAAGCCCAGCTCCTGGTATGAAAAAAGGCGGAAAAGTTATGGAAAAAGAATCTAAGTCAGAAGAGCGCATGGAAGAGTCGAAAGACAAAAAGCAAGACGTCGCCATGATTAAGAAAGCGTTCAAAGAGCACGATGCTCAAGAACACAAAGGTGGTAAAGGTACTAAGATATCACTTAAAGCGGGCGGTAAAGTTCGTGGTTGTGGTATTGCTCAACGTGGTTTAACTAAAGGAAAAGTATTATGAAAGAAACAATGGGACCAAAAACAATGGCTAAAGATGTGGAGAAGTTTCCTCAGTTTGAAAGCCACGACGCTGCTACATCTAAGCATGGCGCAGGCCATTTGCCACACCACAAGTTCTTCCAAGAGCATAAAGCTGGCCATGATGTTCATACTGAAGCTGTTCAAAAGATGTGTGGCGGCGGTAAGGTTAAGAAGTAATGAGAGCGTCTCGCGGTATGGGTGATATTAACCCAGCTAAAGAACCAAAGGCTACGACTGCTCTAAAAGCAGGCGGTAAAACCAATTGGATCGCGGGGGCTATCAAGAAACCTGGCGCTTTACATAAAGCTTTGGGTGTACCAGAAGGTGAAAAGATTCCGTCTAGCAAACTGGCTGCAGCTGCAAAAAAACCCGGCAAGATGGGTAAGCGGGCTAGGCTAGCGGAAACCCTGAAAGGAATGAAGAAATAATGGGAAATCCAAATAACGAATTTTTAGAGAAAGCTACTGTACTAGGACTCGCTGTTCCTGCTGGAGCAATGGTTGGAAATATGGCTGCTAACGTCGCAGAACACGGATATTTATCCGAAAAAGCAAGAGATAGGGCAATGGCTGTACAAGCTATTAGAGATAAAGCTGAGGAAGAGGCTCGTAAAAAAGCACCGTCTGGTGGAGATACTCCATCTACTGGTAGGGCCAAAGTAATGAAAAAAGGCGGTAAAGTAGCAGGTAAACTAGCAACTCGCGGATATGGAAAAGCAAGATAATGGCTAGATCGACAATGGAAGTTATTGGTCCTGATTTGCAAAAAGCTTTTGACGAGCATGAAGCAAAGAAAGAAGCCAAAAGCAAAGCAGCTAAAGAAGAACGCGAAGAAGGTGGTAGAGAAGCTGTAAAAGGCATGAAAGAAAACCGTACAGATGCCATGGGCAACACGTACAAAAAAGGTGGTAAGGTAGCAGGTAAACTAGCAACTCGTGGATACGGAAAGGCTCGCTAAATGAAACTGGTCGACTGGATTTTAGGTTTGTTCGGTAAACAAAAAGACGAGATCAACCCGAAAGAGCTAGATGCATGGCCTTTTCCGGTTGTTCTTGGCACACCTCCAGCTATTAAAAAAACACCAGCCAAAAAGAAACGTGGCCGCCCTGCATTAAAGAAAGCAACAACGCGCAAGCCAGCTGTTAAAAAAACCGTTAAAAAAACTGTCGTAAAGCTCGCAAAAAAGGCTAAGTGATGACCGTACCATCCCCTCTTACCACAGGCACTACGCTCTTTAATTTAGATTTAAATGATCTGATTGAGGAAGCGTTTGAGCGCTGCGGTAAAGAACTACGTTCTGGTTACGACTTTAGGACTGCTAGGCGGTCTTTGAATCTGCTAACTGTTGAGTGGGCAAACCGCGGCATTAATATGTGGACTATTGAGCAGGGAACTATTAACTTAGTTCAAGGACAAACTACCTACGCGTTGCCTACAGATACTATTGACCTCTTAGAGCACCAGATTCGTACACAGGCAAATAGCCCATCTAATCAAACGGATATAAATATATCCAGAAT